ATGTTCTTTGCCGAGCAGCGCGATGACTCGATCCGTAAGCAGAAGGAGGAGAATGCGCGTCGTCGTGCAGCAAATGCGGAGGAAGCAGCGAAGGAAAAGACCGCAGTTGCGCTGCAGGAGGCGTCCGTTCCCGTGCACCCGAGCGAGGGTGTTTTGCGCGAGTAAAAAAAGAGATCTAAAGTACAATGGCAGAGAGTAACGCAGCAGCAGCGTCACCGGCACCGCCTCCTTCTCCTCCCCAAGTGGGATTACAAGCAGCGGCACCGGCATCGCCTCCTTCTCCTGCCGAAGTGGCATTACAAGCACCGGCAGAAGCACCGGCATCTCCTCCTCCTGCCCAAGTGGGACCGGCATCGCCGCCTGTGGCAGGAACACCTGTATCTCTTCGTAGTCGCGTTCCAGATGGAGAGGTCGCCTCCCCGCATGAGAATGGTTTCATTGACGCTACGTTGTCGTCTCCGATTCAGATTGCTCTCGCTTTTGGTGCCGCTGGTGCCGCTGGTGCCGCTGGTGCCGCTGGTGCCGCTGGTGCCGCTGGTGCCGCTGGTGGTGGAGACGATCTAGCGTCTGGACTGCTTAAAAGTCCTATTACTGATACTCGTGCTAGAGACATTTTAACTGATATGAGACGTCAACCATCGAATAGTCTTTTTCAAGTTCCAGTTTCACCGTATGATCTCATCAACACATTTCAGAAACAAATCACGACACAGCGGATTACTCCTCATAATTGTGCTGCGGCATCTGGAGGATTGATTGGATTGCTAACCGAAACTGAAGTTGAGTTTTTCAGTGTATTAGACGTATTATCCCCCACAACTCAACACAAATATTGGCAACAACGTCTAAATTTATCTGGTAACAACCTGATCCACACCGCTCGATTCGGTACCACCGAAGATTTTCAGCATGGTCTTACAGGAATCGTAGATAGGTTGTTTCCAGGGTGTGCAACATTGGTGTCGATAAACAACGGTCCTAGTACGCATACAGTTGTTCTATTCAAGGATCTCAAAGGAATCCCTGCAATTCTAGACATGCAGGTCAAGGGATATTCATTTGGATTGATCAATATGAGCCAATTCATGAGAAGCTGGAGCACTGGACAACTTCATGCGAAAACACCCGCCGGCCTCATAAAATTTCAGCCAGAAAGTATATTTGCCCCAGGAGCGGCAGAGGTTAATCTCCGTGTGATCGCATACACTCGAAATGAAGAATGGAATTTTTCACAGGTATTAGAAGGTGCACATTTGTATCGGGCGCGAGCATTGTTACCCGATCGCCCAGAACTATCGTATGGGTCAGCTATAAAAACACGATCAGTTGCAGAGGTTCTGCGAACGATCATATCCGAACGTCTCGGTGTACTTGGCCTAGGCGTCATCGATCTTGAAATAAATGCGATTAGAGATTTTATCACGACTACTCACCTTGTTCAACTTACTGACACTCAAAAGCAATATTTTCGCAATCAACACTTTCAGAAACTACTATTAAGTATGACAGCGTACGTAGCTAGAGTCAATTTTTTATTACCAGAAACGAACCCCGCTATGGAGGCATATATTAGCCCAATTATAGAATCTGCACGATCTTTACGTTTTAAACAGGGAGAAATGGACAGGGCCGCCTTGGAAGCTTCATTTAGAGCAGATGATGATGAACGTCTTAAAATTGCCCCTGCACCTGCCCCTGCACCTGCACCTGCCGTTAACCCTTCCGCAGGCGGTAAACGGTCTACCTATCGGCGCCACCGCCCTCTTTCCGGACCCAAACCTCCGTCCCAGTCTTCCTTTTCACAGCACCGGCCGAATACTCGCCGCCGGCTAGTATAGCGGATCGGAAGGGTTTGTTGTCTGCCCATAAACTCTGATCACACATGTGAAAAGGCGGGTGGTCAGTTGCCTTGTACCAAAACACCTGGTCCTCTAACTTGTTTGAATTCACATTGTTGCAAATCACCAAGCATTCAAAGTTTTCGGTACATTGATCCATAAAGGTACAGAACATATCAAAAGTCGGAAACATACCTGCATAATTCTCGTAGATTCTACGACGATTACCCAGGATATTCTCTCGAAGAATGAATACGAAATCCACGTTGGTGCGCAAGTTAGGCGTGATACCTAACGGATACTGCATGGTAATGATTGTCATGAGGTCAATGTGACGACCGTTCATGAAGACGTAACGAGTCGACTCTTCCTTAATCCACGATGCATCGTATAGGCAGTCGTCCAGAATTAAGAATGCACGAGGGTCTAACCCAGATCCTGTTCCAGACTTGCTGCGGTTTCGTGTCTGCTTTACATTCATCTGACGTTTAATGACATTTTGAACAATCTCCGGAGTGTACTTGTCATGAATAAATTTGGATGGAATCATATGCTGAAAGAACTCGTTGGCAACTTCTGTTCCGGAAATCACCGTTCCAACCGGAAATGAGCTCTGTGCCTCATATAGAATGTCTCGAACCAAGAAAGACTTGCCGGTATCTTTCTTTCCGATAACAACGATCATCGGACTCTTGCGAGAATCAATCTCGCATCGGTCTTTGATCATATTGATGTCGAACTTTTTGAGTTGAAAGTTCATTGTATAAAGGCATACACATAATGTCACGAAATCTACAGTAATGACGTCAACGCCCCTTCTATGTCTAACAGGACTTTCTTACTTGCTCCCCGGATACATTGCATATACCCGCGGTCACTATTGGACATCGGGTGCAAGTGTGTTGTTATCATTAACCTCCGTTGCCTTTCATTGGACGAAAAATCAAAATGTGTTAATTGTCGATCGTCTGGCAATTCTTCAGTACTTTGCATGTTCGATCTATGAATCGCGGGGATGGAGTGCAGTCTGTACCTCAATGTCCGTTGCCTATTGTTTACTGTCTTATTTCATGGGTCAGCAGTATTCAATCATGGCATTTGACCCCAACCCAACTGTGCGCACACTGTTTCATGCAATGATTCATCTGTCCACTGCCACTGCAGCAGTCCTTGCCGTTGCGTGAGAAATGACCACTTTGTTTGCGACAGAATCACAATGGTTAAGGAACTCCGGACAGTTGCCGTGGATGCAAAAGTACATCGTCTTCCCAAGATCTCAGCAGATGTGTGGGGACTTGCAAACGTCCAACCGTTCTTGCCGTGTTTGGAACAACTATTCAAGACTGAAAACTTGTCTGCAGTCTCGGAATATGGTCTTAAGTTTCCTGAAGGAGTCGAATCCGTTGTCGACGAAACACATATCAAGACTACGCTTGGACGCACACTCCCAGTCCATCGCAAGACGACGATGATCTTGTCGCCGTTCAAGACGATGAAGGGGGACTACGCTGCGCCTGGACTTCCCAAACCTGCAGATGTTGCTCGGGATATCTCGGAGAGAATGCAGAGTCCGCACACTGCCGCATATGTAGGTGCGTTAATCTCTGCGTTCTTGTCCTTGTCGGGGTGTCAGCATTTCCCAACGGTATACGGAATTTATGCATCTATCCTTCGGTCGCATACCCTCGACATCTCCGATGATTATGAAGATATTGCCGACCGTCCGTGGTTTATGAACAATGTCGGGACCACGTTTCAACTTAAATTACGGGCACTTCCTGGAGCAGATACGTTCACCCATACGCGCTCCCAGCGTCACGGGTTAGCGCTAGGAGAGGATATCGAATTAAGTGTAGACGACGTAGATGTTGCGCACGTTGAAGATGCCTCACCTACAGAATGTACCACTGAATATTCGGCGCCCCAGCAATACGATCCGAGTGTGTCCGAATCGTCGGAAGAGGATGTATTCGAGATTGAATCGTGTGCATGTGAGGATGAAGCAGACGACGAAGAAGAAGGAGATGAACCGGAGTCTTTTGCATGGGCAACATTTTCCGATGTACCTGTTGTGACGACGGTCATGGATGTATGTGAAGGCACGTTTTATGATCTGCTAGACCGAGACCCGGTGCACCTCTACGCATTTGTGTGTCAACTTGTCATGGCACTTGCCTATGCTCAACGGACCTTTGGATTTGTTCACAATGACCTGCATGGAAACAATGTAATGTTTGTAAAGACAGATCAGGAGTACTTATACTACAAGCATATTGGGTCGTGTTACCGTGTACCGACCTACGGAATCTTAATCAAGGTCATTGATTTCGATCGCGGAGCGCTGTCGATTCGTCTGACGGGTATGAAAGATCCTCGGTTCTTTATGAGTTCGCAGTTTCAGGTGGATGAAGAGGCGGCGGGACAGTATAATATCGAACCCTTCTTTACATCTACACATGCACGCATCTCGTTAAACCCGTCGTTTGATTTAGTACGCTTTGCGACATCCTTGTTTTGGGATCTGTTTCCGTTAGGACCTGACCACGCCTACGACCATCCGCTGTTTGAGATGTTCAAACACTGGATGACGCTTCCGGATGGGTCGTCTGTCTTATATCGGAAAACGCATGATAATCACGATCGATACCATGACTTTGATTTATACAAACAGATTGCGCGCGCCTGTGCAAATGGAGTCCCTCGCAAGGAACTTTCCAGGTTCAAGTCGTTTCTCGTTCCAAAACTTCCCGTTGACGCGCCTTTTTTCTGTGTGGATGTATAAATGCGTCTTCCATTCATGTCTGGAAAGAATTGGTTAATTGCGCTGGTGGTCTTCTTTATCTCATGGCACGTCCTGAGCGGCGGTCGCATGTCTTTCTCTGAGGGCATGGCCGGGGGACCGTCGTGCAAACCGACTGAGAAGATGGAGAACGGGAAATGTGTACCTAAGTAATTTACTTCATCATGCTCTTCCCCTTCACCATGCGCCACACAAGTTGCGACACAACGGCAAAGACAAGGGCGTGGGTCAGGTTGACGGTCAACGTCGATCCTCCAGGCGGGAGACGGACGAGCACACCGGGCGTCAGGAGGTAGAACAGCGTCGCACTAAAAAGCAACTTCCAAAGCATCATGGTTTATGTTCTCCTAACAAAAAAAACTCAGAACGCAGGTTTTCCAACAAACATTTCTTGCACCGCACCCGCAAGGGGTTCCACGACAGCAGCACTATCAGGTGTTGTCATGGAATAGAGTACACCTCCGGCAATGGTGCCGGCGCCGCTGCCGATTTTCAATGCATCCGTCCATACAATCGGTTCACTCTTCGACCGACGATCCAAGAGATAGATGACAATTGCACTGACCACAACAATTGCAAGAGTGATGCCATACATTTGTAATTCGCTCATTTGATTTGGAATCCACACCTTTCATTCACAGATTTAACGCCACCGACTCTTTCGGTTCCTCCAGATGGACCGACCCGGAATCCGATTGTGTTTCAAATTCAGAGTCATCCAACTTGATTTCATCTCCGACCTTAATGGGAGGAAGCGGCGACTCGTCTTCGTCTTCGCTCTCGAATTCATGTGTCTCATTCTCTCCAAACTTGACACTTGCCGCCGGCGCCTCGGGAGCAGGAGCAGCCGACGGACGGAAGTATGCCTGACTCACACGCTTCCACGGTATGAAACTGTCAATTACGTCATTCATGCAGGTGGCAATACTCGTCTCAATATCGCGACGGTTGCGCGCCTGCTGCTCAGACGGCACCCCCACTGTCTTGAACAGGTATGCATTGCTCCACGCATGGCGTGCCGCGTGCTTGTAGAGAGTGTGCACAAAGACCTGGATGGACGGAGGCGTAAACTGAATATCGACCCGAAGTTTATCACTCTGCTGCAGCGTGGCAAAGGCACGAATATAACTCACAAAGACACCGAGCAACAGGTCCTCGAGATAGTCGCATTTGGACGAGACCGTGATGCGCTCGACTTCTTGCTTCAGCGTATCCTCCTTCCAGTCGGGGACGCGGGTGAGCAAATTCTGAAACGTGCGCAGGATCTGGTCGATCTGACCATTGCGTTCGCACGCGGTGCGGGCATTGTCATAGATACTCCACAACCCATCTGCCACATGAGGGACAAGCGCGCGCGACATGTTTTCGCGAAGAGTTTGTTTGACAAATTCAGTTGTCATTCTGTTTATTTAAAGGAGCGAATGAGTTATTGAATAAAACCGACGCAATGAAGTGCGTCCTCTTGCTTATGGTCAAGAACGAGTCGGCGATCTTGGAACGATGCCTTGCCGCAGTGGAAGGTGTTGTGGATGCCTTTTGTATCTGCGATACTGGATCCACAGACACGACCTGCGAAATCGCTCGGGAGTTTTTGAAGACGCATGACGGGTGTTTAACGGAAGTCCCCTGGAGAGATTTCGGGTACAATCGCACACAGACCTTTGTCGGTGCCCAAACCTACCTCCGCAAGACTGGATGGGATCTGAAGTCGACGTATGGACTTCTGCTCGATGCCGATATGGTTTTTTCTGCGGGATCTCTTCGGTCTCAAGACTTGACGTCCGTTGGATACACAATTGTGCAAATGAATGGAAACCTCGAATACCCCAATGCCCGTCTGATTCGGATGGATTACGACTGGACATGCAAGGGTGTGACCCACGAGTACTGGGATGGACCCACAGACGCTCTCTCCAAATCGATCTGCTACATTGATGACCGCAACGACGGTGGATGCAAGTCAGACAAATTCCAACGGGACGCTGCGCTTCTCGAGCAGGGATTGCTCGATGAACCGGATAATGTGCGGTACATGTTCTATCTTGCCCAAACGTACAATTCTCTGCAAAAGTATGCGGAGGCGATTGAGTTTTACGAAGACCGTATTGCGGCAGGTGGATGGGAAGAGGAGGTTTGGTATTCATATTACCAAATTGGGGAGTGCTACAAGGCACTCAAGAACTATCCAATGTTTGAGTGTTGGATGTTGCGTGCCTTTGAACGTCGTCCTACTCGGGCAGAGTCTTTATATAAGTTGGCACGGCACTTCAGAGAGTCTGGAGAGCACTACAAGGCATATCACTATGTTCTAAAGGGTCGTTCCATTCCGAAACCTGGAGATTCGCTCTTTGTGGAGTCAGACGTGTATTCCTTCTTGTTTGCTTATGAGGAGACCATTCTGCTCTATTACGTTGGGAAACCTGACAAGGGTGCTCGTGCGTCGATCGATTTCATGTTACGACCTCTCTGCCAGTATCAGGACAATGTGTACACCAATCTCTTTTACTATGTTGAACCGCTCGATCTGCCAAGTGTACCACACCCTATTCCGTGGGATACACTCGGAGATGATTACCATCCGACCTCTGTTGCATTCTATCTTCAAGATGGAAAGATTGTGCACAATGTGCGCTTTGTGAATTACAAGATTATCCCGGAGAACGGATGGTATGTCATGAAGGAGAATGGTGTCACGTCAGGAGATCATAAAGTTAGAACGCAAAATGTATGGTACGACCCTGTCTCTGGAAAGCATGAAGTCCTACTAGATTCCTCGGTGCCATTGACTCGACGAAAGGATGCGCACATTGTCGGTCTTGAAGATGTGCGCATCTACCACGATGCAAATGGACATCTGAAGTTCACGGCAACGACATGGGAGTATACTGATAAGATCCGAATCATGCAGGGTCGATACCATCCTGCACTTGCAATGTACTCGGAGTGCAAGATGCTCGAGTCTCCAGGAAATCAAGAGTGTGAAAAAAACTGGTTGGCAGTCGACGGAACGAACGATATTATCTACGCATGGCATCCTTTGCAGGTGGGAACCATCAAGGACACCGCCTTAAAAATCCACACAGTTCATCCCACTCCATACTTTTTCAAACATCTGCGTGGTTCAACTGTCGCGTTTCGTCCTCCGCAGTACCCCAACGAAGTGTGGTGCATGGTCCACTTTGTCGAATATTCGACTCCTCGCAAGTACTATCACCTTATGATGCGAATGAACTTGGCATACAAACCCCTGTTTGTTTCAGTGCCATTCTTGTTCCAGTCAAAAACAATTGAGTATTGCTTAGGATGTCTTCCAAATCCATCCTGCACACAGTTGCAGTGTTCCTTCTCGACAATGGACGATACGCCGCGTTTGATGTCAATTCCTGTTTCAACCTTGAAGTGGATCCCAATCAACGCGGATAGCATATGACATGTACTCGGGGTCTCCAGTAAATAGACCACGAAGTTCGATCGTAACGGTGCATGTCGGAAAACACTGTTGAGTCAGTTCATATGCAGTGTCAAAGACAATCCCAGGCGACATGGATGTAGATACGACAGATGTGTGTCCAGATCTTGCTGCGCTTAGGACCTGTGCATACAATGCTGCGGCATTGAGTTTTCCCTTGAAGACTGCGGTCTGTGCATCCTGAAGTTCGCTTCGAGTGACTTGCATTTGAGACATCTGTACTCTATTCTAAAAACTTCGTTTTTATAATCGGATGGTGACAGACTTTCCTGTCGAACCTGCCTTGCGATTCGGTTTCGGTGGAACTACGTTTGTCTTGATATCCCGAAGCAGTTCCTCAATGTTCAAGGACGGCGGTTTGATTTCGGGGACAGGCGCAGGTGCTGGGGGAGGAACGATCACCGTCGGAGGTTTGCGGGCACCAATGTTCACACGCTTATCTGCCGGAGGTTGGCGAGGCACAACGTTGGGAGGGGGCGCAGGCGGGACAGACCCCTGCATGAAACTCATTAACCCGGCAAGAGGGTTGGGCGCATTCTGGGGAGGAGGAACACTTGCAGTTCCACGCATCTGCTGTGTCTGATTTGCCATTGCTGCCTGGGCAAGCGAGCGGGCAATGTCTGGGTTCTGGCGCATAATGTCATCAATGTTCGGAATCGGTGCCTTCCGTGCCATCTGATTCGTCAAGTGAACCATGTAGATCATCATACATGTACGCAAAGGGATGCGGACCATAGGGTGCATCTTCATGTTCTCGCCGTACAAATCATACAATTCTTCGAAATCATCTTCGAGGTCCACGACATTCATCTGCGCTGCCTCCGACAGTCCATCTAGAGAAAGACCGAACGCCTTGAGCATCGTTACGTTCTTTGACCCCCATTCGAGACCGGACATGCCTGTAACGAACCACTCTGAGAATTGCTTGATGGTGGAATCCATCGACTTTTCACGACGAATGAACTCAAGTTCCATCTTCATTTCTTCGAGAGGCGAGTCGATCGTGAACCGCTTGCGCATAGGCACGCCGAGTTTCGAAAGACGCTCAAACTTGCGAAGAATCTCGTACTTTTCCTTCATCAAGACCTCGTCGGACATCCGAATTGGTTTTGTTGACGTGTACGCACCGGCATTCAGATTATCAAGACCATCGACGCGGGACGGACCTGTGGTTTCAAAATTCGGGACAAGCGAAGGTGCCGCCGGTGCCGAAGGTGCAGCGGGCATGTCGATGAACTCAAGGGTCGGCATGTCGACTGACTCGAGATTCGCAATGCCACCGACGACTCGAGGATTCACAAGTAGATCCGTCTCCATCTTTGTTGTTTGGTTGGACGTGGTTCTGAAAACTGGAACGCGAAGTTTTCACTTCAAGGTATAATGATCCCTGTGACTCAGTACGTCGACAAGGGTGAAGTGGAAAACCTTCGTAAACTTTACAATAAACACACATCCTCTGCAATTGCACCCGGTTCAACCGATCAGGTGTGGACAGAGTTATTAAAGCGATTTCATGAACGATGTACGACCGGCGCACCTGCATGTGTCGTCATGTCTATGTTGACGAAATCAAAGGCACCATCTGAGTGGAAGACAAATCGACACGAATGGTTGTCGTCCGACGACATTGATGTAGTTGAAAAGAAACTGACCGCCCTCTTTGACGATTATTACTTTGTTGGATGTGTTCCTATTGATTTCGACATGAAGACAGAGGAGTTGTCTCAGTGTTTAGTATCTGCACTCTGCTCGATGAAACTTACAAAACTGTACAAAAAAGGATATCATCGAATTGGAATTGCCGTCAATACAGATACCCACGACGGACCAGGAGAGCACTGGACAGCGGTCTTTTGTGACATCCGTCCCGAACTCGAATTTCCTAGAATGACGTATTTCGATTCGTATGCGTTCAAACCTGAACCCGAGATCAAGCGGTTAATGAATCGGTGGGCATCGCAATGGGATGAAACCGGTATTCACTCGAAACCCATGCAACTCACCTACAATAGCACTCGACACCAACGAAAGGATT